CTGCAACAATCTGAGGATAAGAAAGTCCTGGGACGTTCGCCACAAGTTGGTTGCTATTAAATGCTGTAAATGATGCTGCATATGGAGTAGATACAATAACTCTATTGTAACTAGTTACCGAAACAACATATCCATAGATCGGTGATCCAGGGATAGGAATGTTGGGCAATGAATTCAATTCTACTGAACCCCATTCGCTAGGAATTCTAAATGCAACTTCCTGACCAACAACAAAGTTATGAGCATCTGTTGTGTCAATTTGGATGGTTCCTGTAGGAATCGAAGATCCGTTAGGGCCAGTAATTGCACTGATAAATGTAGTTCCTGGGAAATACAAATAGGGATACAAGACCTTCTTCATTCTAGGAGTGCCAGTAGCGGCTCCACTGATCACAGTGTAGTTAGACTGGTTTGTATTCCAAGGAATTGTGAAGTTGTTTGCATCCACTACAGTTACGGTAAAAGGTATACCATTAAGTTGAGGCATACCTGTTGTTGTGCTCTGATATAAACCTGTCAGAATGACAACATCACCGCTAGTAAGTCCATGAGCCGTAACTGTTACTTGAGCAGCAGCTGCTTTAGTAATGTCAGTTACAGTTTTGGTAGGACCATACTGAAGCATTTGACCAGCTGAGAATGTGCTAAAACCGTTAACAATAACACTATCTGTTTGCATAGTAGTGTTTTTTACTGTGGTTAAAGCAAATCCTTGACCCATATTTACATCCCAAACCGCTGAAAGTACGCGGTGGTCTGTAAATGCTGCGGATGCAGTATAGTTCCACATCTCAATGAAATCAGGCTGGAAGGGAAGATTGATAATCTGTGCGCCACCGGTAGAAGTAAATTTACCTTTAGCCATTCTAGAATATTCAGTCATGTTACACCCCCAAAGCTGAATTGCGTGTGCAGAGAAGGTTTCTTATAGCTGTATCTTGCGTGATAGCTTGCGCTTGTGCAAATTTAACAGCCAAAGTTGCGTTCTGTGCCAACATGCCTGAATAATAAGGATCACGGTAAATCAAATTCATGCTGAAACCATCTTGATTGATGTGCGTCAGAGCTTGTTTACCTAATACAGTGTTGTAATAAACGTCAGCTGTATTGCCTAAGTTATCAATTGCTGCATTTCTTGCTACTGGAGCCTCTGAGCTTGTAAGGATACGGATGTTATAAACCGAACCATACTCAGAAGGAAGTGCAGAAGCGTTTGTAGGATAATTCCATTGGTTAAGGAATCCACTGCCTACTAAACCATCAAAATCACTCTGAAGTTCTGTAGAGCTCAACATGAAGTATGCAGAACGTACAGGGCCTGTACCAAAACGATCCATGCCTTCAATACCACTCATAAACTTGTAAGCGTTATTGGTGTCTAGAGTCGTAGCTACGAGGCTAAAGTCGGTTACGCCAAGGTTAGTTGGGTTGAAACCGTTAGAGCCGCCACCGGCATTTAGTGAAGATGCTGCTGATACAACGTAGTCACGCAAGATAAGGTCTTCTGCTTGACGCATAGCCACAGCTAAACGCTCAGAAACCCAGGCTAAAACGCCTTCTTGGTCTTGCAAGATAACTTGTTCGTTAATGATGCAACCAGTACCGAAGAACGCCATTTGAGCATCGATGATGTCTCTTTGCGGCACTTGAGCTGGAGGATCAATACCGGAGTTACCCAACTGTACGGTTGGAGGTGTAAGTGCGCGTGGGCGCATAAAACGGCATGTTGTGCCACCATTAGCGGGCATGCTTACTTTATCGCAGACCGTAATGTAATTCATTGTGGGAGTAGGAACGTATAACATCGCAGGAGCTAAGCTCTGCAAGATCATAGGGCCTAAATTCCCTGTCGTAGTAATAGTCATTTCAACCTAGAGTTGAACGTTATAGTGATATGATGATCGGTAGACGAGCCTAAATACGTCAGTTCTCGATCATATCTGTGGTGTGGGTGCGAACCACTTACGCGATTGTCCTTAACGCCGGACTAGCGAAAATTTACTATAGCATATGAAAAATTTTAATCAAGAATGTAAAGCGGCTTTACATTAAAATTTATCACGGCTTGCGTCGAAGTATCTAAACGTTTCGGCTACATCAAGATAAACTCGCTTATTTATCATCCTTACGCATTTATGAAATCCTGTTTCTTTACGGTTAAGCAACGCATACTTAATGGTTCCTGTCTTAGGTTCACCAAATACTTGTTCCCATCTTTTCCAAAAAACTAATTTAGGTTTTTCAGTGGATAATTGGCTGCTCATAGTCCTCCTGTAAGATGTTTAGAATCTTACCAAGTGAAGACAAGATTAGTCGAACAGAATCAAATGAGAAAAACAAATAGATGTTAAAAACCTTAAAAACTCACCCAGTTTTACAATGATTTAGATCTTGTATCCACATACAGGACAAAAATTTACAGGTATTTTATATGAATAACCGTCCTCATACGGATCCCCATCCTCTAGAATCAAATGCAATGTTTTCATATCCCATGAATACTGAATGCATTTCATTATTTCACTGAGTTTGCATTCATGTTGAATAGCTAGGGGAACTGCTTCATAGTTACCATTATCTAGCATTTTCATTTCAGCTTTCATCAACCCAGTCTCAATCTATTCTTTAACTCTTGCATTTTGTCATAGGCTTGTTTCTGACCAGTCTTACTGAAATCTCCCTGAGAAGAATAGGGGGAATTTCCTGCGCTTGAGGGTTGATAGAAAGGACTTTTGCGGTTAGCATCCACTTTTTCTTGAATGGAAGGGGGCTTAGCTTCTGGGTTGTGAAGACCCAAAGCTTTTATATTCTTATAAACTAGCTTTTGGCGCTCGAAACCTTCAGGCATTTCTAGGATTGATTCAGCTAATTCAGGATCGCGTTGAGCTAGCTTTTCGGCATGTTTAAGAACATCGTAAAAATCGCCATTATTCTTAATCCAGTTTTGCTTTCTTTCTTCATGTAAAGCGGTATTGACAGCTTTTTGAATTTCGCTTTGCGTTTGTTGCGATTGCTGTTGGCCGAATTTAGCTAACTTCTTTTCTAATTTCTTGTGGTCAACATAGGGTTCATCTGAATCATCATCTTCTTGAACAGGGGCTCTTCTGCTTTCCTGTACGAGCCTTTCGGCTTCCATGCGTGCGGCGCGTTCCTGTTCTAATTGCTTTTGATATTTCTGCTCTAATAAACGGAAGTTATGCTCTTTGTCGTTTTGCTTTTGTTCTGGTTGTGATTGAGTTTCAGGGGATACTGTCATGATAATCCTTTTGCCCATAACGCAGGACTGCGGTTGGATTTATTGCTATTAAACTAAAATTTTGATTACATAGCAATATATGAAAATTAATCACTTAGATGCTCACGATAGGTTGCTTCATTTACATAAGCAGTCTGCCGATATTGGAGCGTGTTGTCAGGACCTCATAGATAAACGCCCGTTCGGGGAACATGCCTTCTATATTTACGCTCACGCAAGAACAGAAGAAGATGGGTCAACCAAGCGATTAATATGGCAACCAAGGCTCACTAAGCCTAAAGCTCAAACGAATTCAATGCTTTTTAAGGTTTATCCGGGAAAGGATACGATTAAGATTATTTGGATGATCCCTGCTAGAGAAATGTGGGGTCAATTTAATAAGGGATATCTTACGGAAAGCCAGATAGTGAAGGATAGCATTCATGACTTTGAGAATAATCGTGGCAAGTTAGAAGCAAAAGAACCCGATGATTTCTCAGATGAAAAAATAGACGAAATCTACAAACAGATTAGCCGAGGCGCTAAGCCAGCGACTTCGGAGGCTTTTTCAGTTTAGAGGCTTTCATGGGTGTAATGCCCATAACATCACGTGCTCGACCAACTTTCTGTTTAATAGCTGTACCATAATAATCGCCCATGCCTACTTTTGAATTAGACGTATGGGCGTTTTTAAGAGGTTTTATCTTAGCCATTAGCCTAAATCATCCACTTGCATTGTAGAAGGTCTACCATAAGGAAGTGATGGCACGTTGCCTTTTGGATTGCCTGGATGACCCACCGGTTGTTTAACGCCTACACCATAGTGTGTGCCCGCATTCACAAAATTGCTACTTCTTTGATCATATTGAGGACAACGAAAATCCCAAGGAGAATTAACACCTTCTTTAGGCTTATCTTGAGGGTTTTGTTCCTTAATTCGTAGTGGATCGTGGAAAGTAGATTTACCATCTTTTAGTGTGCTTCGATTTTTAGCAGCTGCTGTATTTTTCATGAGATACTTCTTTTTTAGGCTTGAAAAAACGCGGCTGAAGTTTGAATTGTGGTAGCCGCAACACAATAGGCCTTAGTTTCTGTAGAGAGGCTTCATTGGCTTGCTTTTGATCTGCTTAACGCTTTCAACTTGCTGAGCCTTTACTTTCTCTGTTGTATCTTCATAATCTAGCTCAGAGCCTGCGCCTTCTGCTGAACTATATTCTTTAGTATGTACGCCTTTTGGGAATCGAGGAGAGCCTGAACCAGCAAAAAAGCTGTGATCATCTATTCTCATTCCGCCTGAAGAGGCTTTCGCCTGTTTTTGACTGTCTACCATAATGTTTCCTTTCACCTTGCAAGGTTAATTTTTAGGTCAATTTCATTTTATAGCACTGGAATCCGATAAATCAAAGAATTCTTTATGCCTGTTGCATTGCCGGTTGTCCTTGAGGAGGAGAACTTCCTTGCATTATTTTGTCCATGAATTCCATTGATTGGGCTTCTGAATATGCTTGATGCTTTTCCGTGTCTTCGATTTCCTTTTGCTGATAATCGAAAGACTGAACTTCTGCAGCTTTTAAAGCAGTTTCTACTTCGCCATACTTAGCAATAACGTCCATCATCTTTTCTATAGCTTCCATCTTGGACTTAGTTGCTAAAGCACGATTCTTAGAGATCTCCGAAATACGCTCTTCCAGAAGGCCAATATTGCTCTCAAACCTACCGTAACGTTCTTTTGCACTTGCAAGATTATTCGCTGTTTTGCTGTATAGTTCTTTAAGTTTAGCATCTTCAACAACATGTTGCAGGTTTGTAGCATGTTCCTGAACAGCTGCAGCCTGCTGTTTCTGTTGCTGCAAGAACGGAATGATTTGACCTTTTCCAGTGATGTTAAGCTTAGGGATGATCATTGAAGCAGGGAAGACTTCACGTCCAAATGTCGCGTTTATGTCCATCATCTGTTGAGCTTGCAAGTTCTGTTGGGTTGGTGTCAGGTCGCCTTCTTCAACAACGGTCTTGTACTTAGCAAATACACGGCTATAGAAGTGAGGTGAAGGCTCTTCACCAATCAGCATTTCAACCTTAGCGGCGTTCCAATTGTACAATGCAATCTGCAGCATTCGTTCGCCAACAAGCTTCAAGGAATGATCCCACTGATCGAAGTACTTTTGGAAAGGCAATAGATTTGCTGCCTGCTTGATTAGAAGGGTAAGGCTGCTAGTTTGCTTATCATTCTGTCCCGACCAGTTTTCTAGATCAATTCCAGAGGTTTTAAAGATCAAATCGCTCATTTGCTGCGCTAGCGCTAGATCGCTTTCAGGAACAGCGCTAGGGATGATCTTCTCAACGTCGGTCATTTCGTAACCTTCATTGATAATCACATCCCATCCTTGTCCAGCTTTCTTTAGGTTGTCTTCATTAGCGACTGCACCGATCTTGCGTTTCCATCCAGCATTGATGGTAGCGGCTGCAATGTCGTTGTTATTGATGATCTTGTAGTTGAAAAGGAACTGAGGGGAACGCATAGGGAATATCAGTGAACGGGATCGCAATTCATATTGGTTGATGTGTGGGTCATAGTTCCAGTAATTCGGTATGAAAGGGCATTCCGGACCATCCCAAAGAGGGTTTTCACCCTGGAACATGAGTTGATCGTTAAGAACTACTGCTAATTTCCAGCAAGGGGAATCTACAGTTACTTCTTCCATATCATCAATGTGATAAAGGATCTGTTCTAGCTGAGGATCGCCACCAGCAAAATCAAAGAATTGATTGCGTTTTCTGCTGTATAAGCGCTTTTTCTTCTTCTTCCATTTATACCAGACATACGAAATGACCATAAGATCATTACGAGCCATATTGTGGTTCTCTGGAAGGAAATAGAAGCTGCCATACTGTTGAGGAGATCCGCTCATAGGACGTATTTGAGAGATTCTATCAGGGAATCTACTTTCAGCTTCGACTTTGCTTATGTATTCTTGGCACCAGACGAATTGAGCGTCTGACATGTCGGGCTGTCTAAAGAAAGGATCTACCAGGAAGCTGTTGTATTCCCATATCTTAAGCTTTAGTTGTCCTTGTGCAGGGTCGTCACCAGTAAAGTCTAGGTATGGCTGCATCAGATTCATGCCAGCTATAGCGGCTAATTCGCAACTCTTGGAATAGGATTCGTGTATACCTTCTTTCTGAGCCACATTGGTGATCAACTTGGTGTACTGGTCTGTAGTCTGAGGGTCAGCGCCTTCTACAGCTTGATAGATGATGTTTTTGCGGTGCTGACGTTGGTAACCAGTGACCATATTTACAGGCTGTTGTACCAGATTAAAGTAATATTGTTGGGCGGTTACTCCTGGATTGAAGGAGAAGTTTCGATTAATAAAACTTTGATTTCCAGCCATGAAGAGAGTGTCGATGTTACTTTGGTTCCATCTAGCCTGTTCGATAGGCATATATTTCGATTTAAGATTATCCAACCAATGCCTAATGTTGCCCTGGTTAGGTTCTGAAGAGAGAGAGAAGGGACCAGAATAGGAAGCCAGAAAGTCTCCAAATGTAAAGTCATTCTTTGACAAGTTTATATCCATACTCACTTAAAAAGGCAATGTAGTATTTTATACGATCTTCCACTCTTTGCCCGGCCGGTTGACCCTTATTCCATAATTCAAGATTCTCTAATCGATTATCATCTCTAACCCCGTTTTTATGATGAACTGTTTCACCTTTCATAAGCTTTCTTCCTAAGTGCTCCTCCATGACGAGAACATGTTTATATACACGCCGATATTTCCCTGTTTCACTCTCTTTTTTAATCATCAGCCGATAGCCTTTATTATTTAAATAACCTTCTTCTTTTGGCCCCTTCCCACGTAAAACAGTATCAAGAGGTAGATTCTTTTTTATTCTTAGTTTTTCAGCTCGACGAATGCAAAAAATTGAATTACTTTTGTTTTTTGCCTTTTCTGCGTTTAAAGGAAAATTTTCCTTATACCAATAATATTGGCACCTTGGACATAAGGGGAAAATTTGATTTTTAGATACGAAATCTTTTTTGCAATTTTTGCAGGTGCATTTTACTGAGCATGTCGCGCATTTTTTGGAGGACGGAGGCATTCCTTTTAATGTTTTTGAACATGTCCTGCAAAAACGTTCTTTGTTCTGATAAGTTCGTAGATGATATTCTTTATAATAGCAGCTTTTACAGATGTCTGATTTTCTGTTTAATTCTGAACTGCAAACGCGACAAATTGCCATGACATAACCTCTCTAGTTATTCTCAATTAAAAGCCATGTCAGGCGGTGAGATGCCGCTTTTCGGGTGCCCCCTAGACATGGCTAAAACAATTAAAATCTTTGTCCGAACCTGTTTTGATTATATTGAGTCGGATTGTGAGAGTAAGGATTATATTTAGCTATCTGGTGACTAAAAACGCAGTACCTACACGCGTCGATGCAATGGTCGTCGCGCTTTAGAGGTTTGTCTTCCCCACGCTCACTTGACTTCGGATCCCATACATAGGATTCGATCTCCTTGATAAGGACCTTGCATTCAGAGCAAATGAAAAGATTTCCCTTCCTCATTTCGGAGCTCATGTAAGAAATCCCATTCATCACATCATTATTCGCATCGATTACATGCAATCCTCTTCGTTGCAGCTCTAATTTAAAAGCAGCCGCACTAGTGTCAACATATATGCCTTTAATCGAATAAGCTTCTAGGAAAGCTTGGACATCATCCGCGTATTCACTATTTGTCTTCTGCCTTCCCATTTTCTTTGAATCCCAGACGTATTCCTTCTCTATCCAGCGGCAAACGCCCAACTGTGTAGATCTTCCTGAATCTACCCCCATCAGCATGCATGCGAAGTTATTGGAAGTGCCATAATCTATTCCTACAACCCAGTATTCGGCACAACGCGGGGGTTGTTTTACCACATAGATCTTTGGGTCAAAGAAATCGAAGATGGCCCCTTCCGCAAGACACCACAGACCTAGATAATTTCTCTTGTAGAAAAGCCCGCTTAAACTATCTCGTATGCGCTGTTTGTATTCTTCATCAACGTATGGATTGTCATCCAAAGTGAAGTGCAGAGAATAGTAGTTAGGATCTCCTTCTTCAGCCTTATCAATCCACTTCTTAACTTTATGAGTAGGGTGAGCGGGGTTCATGCTTGCAAAACCCATGCTATGGGGATTAGATAGACGTGTGTCTATCATATCAATTATGCTCTCAGGATATAGTGTGAGCTCATCGCAGTAGACTAACGAAAACGTTTTTCCTTGGAAGCTTCCTATCGCGCCTTCGTCTTTTGCACCAAGTGTAACAACAGTTTTATCTTTGAATTTAAGCTGCCTCTTACCGGCATACCAGGTGCAAAATGGCCTGAATATAGCCAGCTGATCGCTTTCTAGAAGAAGTCGAATAGCATTCTGATAAATCGTGTCGCTAGAATGCCCTACCATGAATATTTGAGAATCTGGGCAGTTGTTAACTGCTTCCATAAAGCGAAAAAGAGTACCCACCGTCTTACCAGAACGAACAGACCCGTGCGCTAAATTCCAATGCTTTGTGCTTTTAAGTATGAATTCAAGCTGCTTTGGAGCGAGGGGAAGATTAGTTCCGGTCATTGTTGTGTTCTTTGCTCAATGATTTGCTCAATAACAATCTCCATATCCATTTCGGCAATCCTATTTATCTCACTTCTTGATATGCGCCAAGCGGCTGTTTTCCCTACGCCAATTCTGAAGGCATTTAATCTACCCTTTTTTATTGATGTGCGGATTGTGTTTGGATGAAGATTTAGTAGAGCTGCGAAATCTTCGATGGAATAAAACTCTTTTTCCGCTGTCATAATACATCACACTTTAGCACAAGATGGCATTCTTTGTTAATAATAAAATAATTTATTTACATAAACTCATTTTTGTCTCATCTTATGATTAATTTAAAAAACGGAGTTGGTTATGCCTCTAGCTTATGGTATCGGTGGTCTAATAAGTGTTCCTCAAGGCGCGGTTACAAGTAATGGCCCACCACCTGATAGTTTTAAAGGTCAACTAGGTCAAAACTGTTTTGATATAACCACATCTCCTCCAACTGAATACGTATTTAATGGTGTTTCGTGGTCGACAGCGGGCGCGAATGCTGCTACAACAACTACTTACGGAACTGTACTTCTAACGGACAACAGCCAGCCTGTCGCAACTAAGGTCTATGCGGATGCATTGGTTAGTGCCGGAGCTCCAGTTTCTTCTACAACCGTCGCCGGTATTGGTCAACTAGCAACTGATCCTGAGGCGGTTGCTGGAACTGCTTCAACTGGCGCGTTAGCCTTGTTTGTAACTCCTTCTAATTTAGCAGCCGTTTTCGCAGCTCCTCCCGCAACTGGTGGAACAACTCCCGCGGCAGGCTCATTTACTACGATTAATGCTTCAGGTCTTATAACTGGTACAGCTAGTGCTACAATTACTACAGGAGCTACCGCTCTTAACTTAGCTTCCGATGCTTCTACAGGAGCTGTTAATATAGGTACAGGTCTTGGAGCCAGAACTATAACTATAGGGAACGTTGCCGGAGCAACGGCCGTAGCTGTAAATACGGGGACAGGTCATTTTACTGTAACGACCACCACCACAGGCGACATTATATTAAACTCAGCAGATACTGTACTAATTGACTCAGCAGGAGTGCTAGAACTGAACTCATCAGCTGGTGTAATAGGTATCGGTAACGACGCTGTTTCACAAAATATAAATGTCGGAACTGCTGGGGCTCGTACAATAACCATAGGAAATTCAACAGGAGCAACTAGCGTTGTATTAAATTGCGGTACAGGTGCTCTAAATATTGGCACAAACGGCATAGCTCATACAATCACAATTGGCAATAATATAGGTGCGACTGCTTTAGTGCAGACTGTGGGCACAGGCAACTTTGTTTTAGATGGCGTGGGCGGATCCACCTATACTGTTGGGGCAACAACAACCACAGGAACAATGACCATTGGAGGTACGGCGCAAACTGGCACAATAACATTAGGTAGTTCATCAGGAATAAATATTGTTGGTGTGGGCGTTGGCGAAGGCGCTACGACCGTCAACATTGCAACGGGGGCAACTTCTGCTAAGGTCGTGCATATTGCAGATGGTTTAGTAGCTAATCTTGTCACCATCGGCTCAACGAGTGGCGCAGCTGCGCTTACACTAAAAGCAGGGACAGGCAACTTCAGTTTAGATGGTGCAGCTACAACCGCCTACACCTTCGCCCCTTCTACGACTTCTGGAACTATCAACTTCGGCGGTACAGGCGCAAACACGGGTACAGCAACTATACTAGGAGGCACAGGAGCGCAAACGATTAACATTGCTAACTCTACTGGCGGTAAAACAGTTGCAATTGCTACAGGAGCTGGGGCTAATGTTGTATCTCTCGGATCCAATAACGGCGCTTCAAGCTTAACTTTGAAGGCCGGCACAGGCAACTTCAGTTTAGATGGTGCGGCAGGTTCGACATATGCAATTGGAGCGTCAACTACTACCGGAACAATTACCATTGGTGGTACGGCGCAAACAGGCACTTTAACACTTGGAAGTTCATCTGGTGTTAATATCGTCGCAATTGGTGCTGGTGAAGGTGCGACAACTGTTAACATCGCTGGAGGTGCTACCGTCGCTAAGGCAGTTAATATTGCTATCGGCGGAGTTGCTAACGTGGTCACAATCGGAACGGTTTCAGGAGCAGCCTCATTAACCCTAAGAGCTGGAACTGGAAACTTCAGTTTAGATGGTGCGGCGACTACAACCTACACATTTGCTCCAACGACAACATCAGGGACTATCAATTTCGGCGGTACTGGCGCAAATACGGGCACAGCAACGATTATGGGTGGTACAGGAGCGCAAACCATCAACATAGCCAACTCTACTGGCGGTAAAACAGTTGCAATTGCTACAGGTGCCGGCGTCAATGCTGTAACAATCGGTTCAACCAACACAACTTCGACGACAACAATACAAGCCGGGTCTGGTGGTGTAAATCTTGCAGGTGATGTGAACCTAACGTCTGTTGCTACCAAGATTTCGTTAAATGGAGGCGCAGTAACTGACTTCATCGGTAGAGCAACTTTAATCGGTGGTGCTGTAACAGTAGCGAATACGAACATATCTGCATCTGACAGAATCTTTGTAACGCGTTCTTCATTAAACGCTTCTCCTGCTCTTGGTTTCCCAATAACTACTATAAGCGCAGGCGCTTCATTCACCATAACATCGTATAGTGCGGTTGGCGTTCAAGCAGCGACAGACGTTTCAATTTTCGACTATATAATTTTCCGTCAAACCTGATAATGTGTAGGAGTATCTAACGAACCGCATTATGGAGGAATGATGCTAAAAAATGAAGTCTGCTTAGAAGTGAAGAAAGAAGAGAAGATCTATAGGTTTTCTTGTGCTCCTGAATCTCCTTTAGGAGAGCTCTTTGATGCGTTATCTCAGATGAGAGCCTTTGTAATCGAGCGCATGAACGAGCAAAACAAACCTCCTGAAAAGAAAGAGGAATAGATGTCCATTAACAATAGTCAAGTTGCTCTTCCAGCTCCTGAACTGATTACGGCAATGACTGGGGCTAACATTTTGATAGGATCGTTAATCGCAAATCCAACAATTATCATTTTTGATAATCAAAGTACAACTTCGGTAGTTCTTTCAATCAACAGCGTTAGTTGGAAAACATTTGCGGCGGGAGAAGCTCTTGTATTAGATATGAGGGCTGCTTCTGGACTTGCTCCAAACTATACGTTTTCTATAGGCGATTCCTTCTTTGGAAATGGAGCGGCTAACGGAAGTTTTTCGATATCCTATTTATATGCTAAAAACGTCTAGAGGTATGAATTGAGCCAAATATATAAGCAAGTTTCTGCTGGTGTGCTTCCTCCTGTAGTTCCTATTCAAGTCACCACAGATAGCGGCATAGCTGTTCCGGCTGGAGGAAATCTAAACATACTAGCTAACGACACAACAGCAAATGATACCGATGGGATAACAACATCGGGAGCCGGTTCTACCGTTACTATTCTGCTTACAAATAGGCTACAAGGCATACAAACGACAGTCGGATTACAAACGTTACCCATGATTACATTTACACCCACTGTAATTGGAACATATGCGATTGAGTGCAGAGTGGCTGCGTATAATACAACCTCAACACTAGGCGCAGGCTATAGCATTTTCGGCACAGCTCGTTTTGATGGGGCTAATTCCAATCTATGCGGAACTATGGATAGAATAGTGAATGAAGAAGGGGCTATGTCAGACGCCAATGTTACTATGACTGTTTCAGGGGCTAATGTTCTTATTAATGCCGTTGGATACTCACCTTTAGCGGTTGATCAAACTATTAACTGGTCAGCGGTTGGCCTATATACATTTGTAGGAGTATAATGTCTGGTTTTGAGAATGATGTCGTTTTTGCGAAAAATGCAGATTTTACCCAAGCAGATAACCAAACCGTATCTGAAGCTAATGGATTAGCGACTAACGGGCAGCTATGGATCGGAACTACCGCTCTAAACGCAGGTGGAACGCACATTAACGTAGGCACAATAACCTCCCCCGGAGGGTCTGTAACTATAGGTTATTCCTCACCTAACATTACATTGACAGCAGGAGCTTCGGTTCCAACTACCTTTAATGCAAATACAGGGAGTGCGGTTCCAGCGGCTAATATACTTACGGTTATTGGCGGAACTGGCATAAATACATCTGGATCAGGTAGCACTCTTACAATCAATGCAGTTGGAACTGGCATGACATGGTCTGTCATCACTGCCGCCTCACAAGCAATGTCGGTGAATAATGGTTATATCGCTAATAGAGCTGGCACCGTTGCCTTTACATTGCCAACCACATCAGCTGTAGGAGACATGATCGAGGTCACTGGTATTAATACAGCAACAGGGTGGTCTATCGGATACACTACTAACCAACAGATATTCTATGGAACCTCTAGCGCTACTATTACCACTGGAACTCTAGCATCTACAAATATACGTGATTCTGTTCGACTGGTATGCGTTGTGGCAAACTTGGGTTGGAACGTTTTGAGTTCTGTAGGAAATATAACGGTAACATAATGGTAACTATAAATTCAGCAAATGAACCTACGGCCGCCACAGGTAAAGTTCTACAATCATCCGGTGTTGGAGTAACTCCAGCCTTTTCAACAGCCACTTATCCAAGTACGGCAACAGGCACAGGCAAGATCTTGCGCGCGGATGGCACTAATTGGGCAGCTACCACAGCAACCTACCCAGATACAGCGGGCACTAGCGGAAACGTCCTTACATCCGATGGCACTAATTGGACTTCGGCCGCACCCTCTTCTGGAAGTGGCGCCACGTATGGATTTCGGGTTATTTCGGGCGATCCAGCAGATGGGGGCGTTTATTATTTTATGGGCGGGGATACATTTACGGGTAATACTACATATGCGTCTTGGCTAGGGTTTACTATGGCTACATCTGGAACAATTAACAAATGCTATGGGGTCTTTACTATAGCGGGGACTCTAGGCTCTAACCAAAACTGCACTATGGCCCTCCGAAAAAATAATACAACCGATACAACAGTGTCATCTGCAATTCAATTAACCGCAACGGATGTTAATTTTAGCGGAACATCGCTAGGGATATCAGTTACTGCCGGTGATATTATAGCATTTAAGTTTACAAGCCCCACATGGACAACAAATCCCACTACCGTTAGGGTCAGTGCAACATTTTCGGTAGAATAATGGTAACGAATAACGCATGCAATGAAAAGACGGCAGCTTCGGGAAAGGTTCTTCAAGGGCAAGGCATTGGAACTACTTCGGACTATTCTACAGCTACATACCCTAGCACAGCTACCGGTACGGGTAAAATCCTACGCGCTGATGGTACAAATTGGGTAGCCACTACCGCAACATACCCAGATACAGCAGGAGCTTCAGCGAATGTTCTTACATCCAATGGCACCAATTGGACTTCAGCGGCCCCAGCTGCATCTACGGCGTATACATTATATGTTTCTGTTCTTCCTTCAAGCCCGGCTAGTAGCACTACATATTATATGTATCAACAGTCCAATCTTACGACAAATACAGCTATAAACTATGGTGGTTCTTTTTATATACCGATTGCAGGAACTTTGAGAAAATGCTATGGAACTTTTCAAACCGGAGCAGCTAGCGCCGGATCTGCTGAAAATTCTACGTTTAATATAAGGGTAAATGATACCACAAGTGTACTTGTCAGCAACACAGTTCAACTCACAGGAGCAAGTTCATTAATATCATTTAGCAATGCATCGATGTCAACTAGTCTTTCGGCAGGAGATTTCATATCTTTTGAATGGATAACTCCGGCTTGGGGAACCCCTCCAACCAGTTGCGGATTAAACGTAACAGTACTTATAAGTTAATATGGCAACAAATTGCACAAAAAATGAGCCCACAGCGGCTATAGGAAAGGTTCTTCAAGGTCAGGGAGTGGGAACAGCATCTAACTTTTCGACTGCGACTTACCCAAGCACCGCAACAGGGACAGGAAAAATACTGCGTGCCGACGGAACGAATTGGGTGGCGACTACTGCGACCTACCCAGATACAGCGGGCACTAGCGGAAACGTCCTTACATCCGATGGTACTAACTGGAATTCCTCTACGCCAGCCGGAGGGGCAGCGATAGCTTTATTTACATCTATAACAAACACAGCAGTAATTAACGATAGTACAACATATTTTATTTCATGCCGACAAACGCTTGCGGTAACCGATTCAGCTAATGCGCGCTTTGTTATTCCTTTCAATACGACATTAAGGGCGCTTTATGGGGTTATACCACTTACTGGAGCCGGTACTTCTGAAAATTGCACTTTTTCTGCTCGAGTTAACAATACAACTGATAACGTGATAACTTCTACGCTTAAACTAAACACAACAAGTCAAAATTTAGCATTTACCGGATTGAGCATTGCACTTTCAGCAGGAGATTATGTTTCTTTTAAGCTAGTAACACCTGCATTTGCGACCAACCCAACCGGGTTTAAGATTAGCTTTACAGCAATATGCTATTGACAATCTAATATTTTATGAGGTGATATGAGATATATCCTTATTTGTCTAATGTGCCTCTGCACTCAGTCTTGCACAAGTTTAACTAAACAAGAGAAAAAAGCAATCATTGACGCCGAAAGAGTGGTCGACGATGTTTTCGATATCGAGCCAGGGTGCTCTATGAGCGGCTGTGAGGGCGGTTCTTGCGGTAAAGACAAAGGCCGCGGAAGATCAGGAAAAGGTATCCCGCTAAACATTGCAAATGACTTTAAACCAGGTTCTAAGTGAGGTTGTATGCGTAGATTTATAAAGTGGGTGTGGTCTAAGCTTCGGTGTAAGAAGGAATGTTCGCCTCCGGTTCCGCCAGTTCTTCCTAATGGTGAGTAGACTTTTCTAGTCTGTCTAGCCGATTCAACCATAGATTCCTATTGCATTGACTTGTTAAGGTATGGTATCGTTGTTAAGTAAAAGGGCCATTGCCAAACAACCAGACATTACCTTAACAGGAACTAAAATGCGATATTCTATTTATCTAAGAGTAAGTACAGATCAACAAGCTGAGTCAGGATTGGGGATTGAAGCTCAGAAAGAAATGTGTTTGAAATACATTGAAAATAAACCGTACGAGGATTTTAAAATATTTAAGGATGACGGATATAGTGGATCCTTAGACGTTGACAAACGCCCAGATCTTAGGAAAGCATTAGACTATCTAGTCAAAGGAGACGTTCTTCTTGTAGCAAAAAGAGACAGACTAGGAAGAGATGTTCTAATAAATCTCCTTATTGAGAAGGAGGTTGCTAAAAAGAAATGTCAAATAGAAACTGCGTCAGGCGAGTTTATTGATAACAATGACCCCGCTAACGTTTTAATGAGGACGATAATAGATGGGTTTTCCAAGCATGAAATAATGATAACAAAGGCCCGTACCAAAGCCGCATTAGCCGTTAAGAAACGTCGTGGAGAAAGAACTGGTTATATACCATATGGTCATCGACTTAACCAAGATGGAATCCATTTAGAAATTGACACATATGAGCAGACGGTCATTAAATTAATTAATGACCTGCGTGACGAAGGATTGACATACAGAGAAATTGTGCCCCAATTAAATTTAAGAGGTATTGTAAATAGGAAAAACAAATCTTGGAGTTATGTCGCTGTATTTGAGCTAATAAAGAAGAATAAAAATTTAATATCTAATTAAACGCATAACCCCCAAAAGAAAATGAAAAATCACCTGTATTTCCATAGCTCGAATTTAGACCAACTTAAATATCTTAAAGAGGATATTGATTTTTATAATATCTCTCAATACTCTGATAAAGAATCTTCTAATCGATTGCAATACGAATATGGTAAAATCGAAACTCAAATAAATTCTTTACATTTAATTGTTGGGTGTCCCCCTCAAAAGAATTGTCCATGGTGCAGTGGGGAAAGTCAAATAGTTATGCATTCAAAGTCAGAAATAACTGGAAGTTCATCTTTTTGTGTTAGATGTAATAAATGTGGGTCACAAGGACCTGTATTAAATATTACAAGATCTGCTATGTCTGAAAAAGAAATGGAGGAGTTTAATGCATTACTATGGAATCGATATAATCGTAGAGTACCTTGGGATAAAGGATTTATAAATCCCTATGAAGGACAAAACAAATGAAAAGCAATAGAACTACAACCATATGAAACGCTGCCTTAAATGAGGAGTTAAATAATGTCAGCTAGCGATAAACATAAATTTGCAAATGAAATTATAATAAAAATGCGATGGGATGAATTACCAAATCCAGTTAGAGAAGATTTCTTGCTAGAAAATAAAAATGGAAAGATTCAAAGGAAAGAGGTGAGCAATACTTTAAAAGAATTATTTGTTGATAGCGAGAAGTCTTCTTATGCTCCCTACTTCAGCAATAAGGATAAAATGACAGAAAAAATTATTAATGTATCCGGAAGAGAAGAACATGAAGCAATCATCCGCGATAGTGCGAAATGCAAAGAACTTGGACTAGATCAAATTTATGAAACAATAGTATATCTTAGAAGATGGGGAAGTTGGCTGGAAAATGAAACGCTGCCTTAAATGCGGCCTAAACTGGATGCCCAAGAAAGACGAGCGTAAAGACGCTCTCTGCCCTAAATGCATGAAAAAGATCGTGGACCACTGGAAGAGGGAGAGAGATCGAGTTATCCTTAAAAAGGAGAATAACCCCAATATTCCTACATAACAGCTGACGCATAACGTCAGGTTCCGGAGATACCAGGGTTAACGTAAATAGGAGATGAAGCCTTCAGGAGAAATGTTTAGTGGGCCTCTTTGCGAGAACCATACGCCTCCGAAAGAGGAGTTTATGCAGGATGATAGGCCTTTGGCGCAGGCATCTTGTTCGATATAGAAAGCTATTAGGCAAGAGAAACGGATCTTGCAAGACATGATTCTAAGAGCATATTCATAATTAAATAGTTTTTGATCGATCATTATTAAGATTCCTTAAGCGAAAGCACATCCCAATGAATCCTGTCTAAATCAGAGGAGACCTCTCTCTTAAGATCGCATACCGTAATAAGGATGGCCCCAAGCAAGCATATGATCAGGAAGAATACCACTGATGGCCATGTGTCGCAGACTATCTTTAACATTTTATGCATCTTTTTGACTCTTCTTCCTGATCAAACAAAAGTTTTGCGAATGAATTAACATCCATTTCTTTTCCATGGGAAAGTAGAAATAGGTTCAAATAATTAACCCCTATTCCATAAGAATTATATATTCTTAAAGAGTCCTCACCTGAAATAATATCTCCAGGCTTATCTAATATTTCTTTTAGAATATCACCTGCTCTGATGAATATTAATTCGCTATGCTGTAGCCTTGCCATGATTTCTATGAGTCTATCGTTCATTTCCTCTGCTCTTTTAAAAGATCGTAAAACATAGTATACATTGTATCCAGTCTGGCTTGTGACGCATCCAATCGAGAATTTGACGCATCCATTCTAGCATTTACAGCTTGGATGCTGCTTATATTAGAAAGCAATATTGCAACAAGAATAGCTGCGATACCAAGATTTACCCCGATAATAGCTACAGTGTCGGCATGGTTCTTTAGGAAACTGGGCTTTTGGTCATTCATTTTTAGCCTCATATAGTTCAAGCATTTTTCTTATGTCATCGTTCATATTATCGCTGGATTTAATAGTCAGGTTTTTACCATGAAGAAGATTCCATGCTTCGGGCATTTTTCTATAATTCATTTCCCTAAACTCAGGTCCAAATGCCCATTCGGCAAATTCGGGAGAATAAAAAATGGCGTATATTTCCTCGAGAGTCTTCAAAACAAAACCGCTTCC